TATATTTTATATTTTTCACATAAAGAGAACCTACTATTTAAGTTATAACAACAATCCCAACTGTACAATCACACTCCAAACTACAATATTATTCACTAAAAATGATTGGTTCAGACTCCGCTCCCCGCTACTACTATGTCCAAAAGGTAATTCAATCTCTCGTATTCAACATGAATAACGACACAATTGACCTGAATCCATCGTATCAGCGCGACATTGCTTGGTCCGAGTCTAAGAGGAAGGAGCTCATCGTCAGCGTTTGGATTGGCCTTCCTATACCCATGATATTCATCGCTCCTCAATTGAAAGCCAAGAATAAAATGGAGTGTGTTGATGGAAAAAATCGACTGACGTCAATCAAAGAGTATGTGACAGACAAATTCGTCATATACATTGGCGATGAAAATATTGATGGCAAGAAATTCAGCGAGCTACAGTCTAAATATCAAGATATTTTTATGAATGTTCAGCTTCAGATCTGTGAGTATACGCAAATTTCTGAAGAACAAAAGAGGGATTTCTTCAGCAGGATCCAGAAAGGAGTCGGCTTGAGCGCTGTTGAGCAAATGCATGCAATGGATAATCATAATCTTGTCATGTATGTTCGTTCTTTTTCGGACAAAAACAAGACATCTATTTCAAAGCTTTGGAAAACGGATCGATTTTCAGATTATACTTACATCCTGAATATTATTGCTATGATCATGAAGAAGCACAAATTTGGATACTCTTCAAAATCTTCCTCATTGCTCAATGTATGTGCCGGCCACAGCACCTCTCTCATCAGCTGGATGAAACATCAACCTGAAGACGAAAATTATGATTTTATAACAAATGATCTGGATATGGTTTTGGAACGGTTGTCAGAGCTTGAATCTACGTCAAATTTGAATCTCAAAGACAAGTACAAAGTACATTTTCTCTATGACGTTTCAAGATATTATATTATGCATTATATCAGTGGCAGAAGCTTTCATAATAAAATTTTAAACAGCATTTGCCGTTTTGTTTCTCTGCTGAATACACGATACGACAGCAAGATAAAGTCATCTAATATTTTCATTGAGACATATTATAATATCAGCTCAAGTGGTGCAAAAAGTGGTCAGTATGCAAACAAGCTTATTTCACAGCGCTTTGAAGTGTTACGGGCATACATAGATGAATCTACCAACTAATATATATTTCATTCTCGCGAATATTGTTTATTTTAAATCCGTTCTTTTTCAACTTCCTTATTACATACATCATTGCATGTGTTATATCGTACGGCGGTGTATCAAATTTCATGGAAGGTACCTTTATAATTGTTTGATTATTGCCCAACCCATTATGGTATTTTATTCTTTTCTCACAGTCCGCTAGAATTCCGCGATATGTCTCCTTGTTTTTCTTGTGTCTGACGACATCTCTCTGACGAAGATCTTGTGCAGTAAGACGCTTCTCGCTAGGCGCATCCGCGGTAGTGTCTTTCAATTTAAATCGCACTCCTTTTTTGGACATAATTGCTACCCTAGTATAGCAGTTAAATTTTTTATATTTCAAGAACGACATCTCAATAAAATTATTTGTAATTGTATATGGGACAATCTATGTCCTTAGTTTTCACTCCGAAGTCAAAGCTCGCCTATAAATACCTAGTACTTCGTAAAAAAAACTTGACAAGAGACCAGTACAAATATTTCTATAAATACATGAATGTCAAAAATGCAGAAGATCGGAGTATCATGGAGACTTTTGTGGAACATGGTTATCTTGAATCCAATCTCAATATTAAACTTCAAGATATCTTCAGAAAACAACTCAAGGGATTGAAGATTAAACGTTTGAAAAATGAAGTATATCAAGAAAAAAATCGAAGAAATAAAGCAATTAGAAAAGAAGAAGAAGAGCGTAGATCCAGAAAAGAAGAAGAGAATCGTATGGTTAGGTTAGAACAGAGAGCCAGAAAAGAAGAAGCGAATCGTATGGTTAGGTTAGAACAGAGAGCCAGAAAAGAAGAGGAAGAAGAGAATCGTAAAAAGCGAATAGAACAGAGAGCCAGAAAAGAAGAAGCGAATCGTATGGTTAGGTTAGAACAGAGAGCCAGAAAAGAAGAAGCGAATCGTATCACTAGGTTAGAACAGAGAGCCAGAAAGGAAGAGGAAGATAAAATAATAAGGAAAAAAATTATGGACATAAAAAATGAGCAACATCGTAAAAAAACAGAAGAAAAGAATCGTAGAGCCAGAAAAGAAACAGAAAAATCAAACTATCAAAGTACTATTGGAGAGTTCAATCCTAAAATGATGAAAGCTCCTAAGGGTCCAGTCATTATTGCTACAGGGCCAGTTTATGTTGACGGCGATAACAATAAATATTTAAAACTCAGGCAATCATACACTCCTCAAACTGTAAGAACATTACTGAAAAATCACAAACGTGTTCAAGAGAAATCAGAACTCCTCTCTTTACATTTGAGAACAATATGTACTAAGTACAGTACATGGTCCGATTTGCTTAACCATGAGAAAATGTTTAAGGATTCCAGGAGTTCTTTCAAAACTCAATTCTTAAAATGTAAAAAAAAGCAACAAAAAAACAAACAGAATGAGATTGAAGAAAAGAAAACACTACAGGCTGTTGAGAAACAAATGTATGATCAGATTCGCAATGACCTATTTAAAGCACAAAACACCACAGGTGATGGAATGTGCTCTCTCCATGCTTTGCTTGGTACCAACAATAAAAACAAATTGATTTGTTCAAACAATATGCTGCAAAATGTTATAGATGCTGTGAGCTCTGATACGAGTTTGAACTATCCAAAAGACGAATTGTTAAATACAATGAAACAATATAAAAAAGACAGAAAACCAATTACAGAACGAACAAAATGGTTGGATTCTTATGTATTATTAATTATAGGTAAACTCTTGAAAAAAGATGTTGTTATTTTTACATTGAGAAACAACAGTGTTCATAAAATAAATATAAATGGAAAGGATACAGCAGTTGTTCTCGAGAGAGTTTCAAATAAAATTAACAAATCTTTTACCGATAAAACTATCTTTATAAAATTTACACCAGGTGTTCACTTCGAACGTTTAATCCGTATCCAAGATAAGAAAAAGGAAAATTTTAAATTAAAGAAGCCAATATCTCTCGCGGACATTGGGATAAGTAAAGAGAATAATAATTTCAGCTTTTTAAGTGCTCCTATATTTGAAGCAACAAATAATAAATTGCATTTTCGCTTAAATCAAAAGAATGACGTTGCAATATCATATCAAAATCTTCTTAGTATGACAAAAACCAAGGAAGACAAAAACAAATTAAAATATAGACTTTTTGAATCACTTTCTGTTCAGAGAACCAATTCATCTAACGCTTTCTTTAAGGAATTTGAAAACTGGTACAGTACATATAATTCAGCTCGGCATCTGAATCGTATATAGTTTTATAGATGCGTAAATACCACATGTAAATTATTCTATGTAAAATATAAAATGGTCAAGCTTGCTAATAACACAATCGACTACACTCAAATTGAATTTGGCAAACCCAAGAAAGGAAATGATGGAAAGTATTTTATCCAAACCACAATGAATGATGAGGACATCCTCTTTCAGTTGAAGAAGCTGAAGTGCAAGTCTGGTATTGACTCCATATTTGACGTTGAAATTACACAGGAGGCAAATATTGATCTCATACGTGAAGCCGAGGACCAGATGCTGGCTCTGGCCAAAGACAATAAAGATGATTGGTTTCCTGACCAAGAAATAACTGACGATTACCTTGATAATGCTTTCATGTCCTTTGTCAAGCCTATTCGAAAGTCATCAAATATGAATTTCCGAATGCGTACTAGCTCTCGAATTTCAGTCTATAATGTAGCCAAAGAAGAGATTGATGTTGAAGATGTAGAGGAAGGAAAGGAAGTATCTTGTATCACTCATATGAGTGGTATATGGTTCACCAAGTCTAGATTTGGCGTTGTATGGAAGGTGTACCAAATAAAACTATGTGCTGAAAAAAAAGGGAAGGAGATGTGCCTTTTTGATGATGTCGACGATTTAGAATGTGACGAAATGGATAATGCCTTCCCGGACGAATGAAAAGTTAAATAAATATTTTATTTTATAGTAATAAACATGTCCCTGAAGATTCCAAGCATCAAATTTTTCATGAATAATAAAATGGCTCTCGTTCTCATCGCACTCGCTTTGTACGTTGCAGTCTACGGAAATCCTCTTACATCAGTCCAGGAAGCATTTACCAATAATGGCGCTACCCGTCAAGAAATAGAAGGACCAGGTAAGAGCACAAATCCCACTGGCCCAGAGCCCGTCCTAAGCACCGTTAGCGCAAACGACGAAGAAGAAATGGAGTTTTCTCAAATCGGGGCAACAGAAGCCTCACTGAACATCCCATCGTGTGCCCAATTCGTTAGCAGCAACCTTTTGCCCAAGGACGACCCAAAACTTGATGCCAGCTTCACAGAATTCTCCCCAGCTAAAGATCTCCAAGGACAAGACTTCATCGACACTAACAAGTATGCCATCGGAATGCAGAGTCAGACCCTTCGAAATGCAAATCATCAGCTGCGATCAGATCCTCCAATTTCGAACACTATGGAGTGTGCCAGCCCGTGGAACAATACCACTATCAATGCAGAGGCCCGCAGACCACTCACAATCGGCTCATCCGCCTGATCTCAATAGCTCCAAGCCTATAGTGAGATCACTCTCTGTTATATTTTTCCTGTTTTCTGAAATGGCCTCCAGGCCAGCCAACTTGCACAGTTCAAAAAGATCCGATCCCGAAAAGGCCTCCGTGTGTTTTAGAACTTCCTCCAGATCCAGATTGTATTCTTTCAAATGAATATCAAGTATTTTTTTTCTTGACTCCAGATCAGGCAGTGGGACTTCAATGTGAAGACGCATCCGACGCTGTACAGCCTTGTCAATGCTGTATAGCTTGTTTGTTGCACCCACAAAAATAATCTGTGGATTCCTTGTTATTATCCCATCCATCTCCGATAGAAATATTGTCTTCACTTCATTCACCAAACTCTGGTCAAAGTCATTACGATTTCCTAGGATCCCATCAATTTCGTCAATGAATATAACACAGGGTTTTACTTTTTCAGCAAAACTAAATAATGCCTTTATCAGCTTTGCGCTCTCGCCATAGTACTTGTTTTCAAATAGAGAAGGACCACACGATATAAATATCCCATCCAGCTTCTTGGCAATTGCCTTCGCGATCATTGTCTTTCCTGTTCCCGGGGAGCCATGTAGTATGATGCCATTCGGTGGGCTAAATAAGGGTCCAAGATCATCTCCCATCCCTAGTGGCTTAAACAGCACTTTGTCCAGGCGGCTCTTTATTTCATCCAGACCACCAACATCACTGAAAGATACATTTATATCTTCAGGATATACTATATTACACAGAAGACTTTTTTCATACAAATTCAAATCCATTTTTCTGTCCGAAAGCCTTATGTTCAGCTTCTTTATACTCTCCGGACTGCTTGTCATGTCTAAACCATTTGTTTCTTCTAAAAGCTTTATGCTCACATAGTACATTATCAATGAACTCACCAATAACAATACAAGCCTCTCCATGAACTGTCTGGAAACTAACATAGTTTATATATCATTAAACTGCTGCATATTAAACTTGAAATCTTCCTATTTTTTTATTTTCCAAAACTCATAGATCTTTATCAGACTTTTGTCTCTTTTAAAGTCTTCTATGTACACATTGAATTTGCAAAATTCCTTGCAATCACAATCTCTTTTGTAATTCGTCTTTGTTAATCTGTCACTTTTTATTAAAATAGATTTACAGAGTCTGCACATATTTCTTATCATCCTTATTTACTTATCATATAAATATATTCATCATTTAGTCGCTTTTCATTCTATCAATTGTATTATTTACATTCCTTTTCAACATAGATTGAATATCATCCTCTGGATTCCATGTGTCCCACTCATCATGATATACATTCATTGATTTACATATCGGGTCATCATTGCTTGCTCTTGTAAACTTGTCGCTTCCACTGTCGCTTCCACTGTCGCTTCCACTGTCGTTTCCACTGTCGCTCTCCATTTTGCTATCGTTTCCGCTTTCACAGTCACTGTCGTTTCCACTGTCATTTTCGATTTCCATTTGTTTTCTCACACATTCTTCTAGGTCAGGTAGATTAAAAAACTCATGACATAAGTACTGGAGCCCATACAATGTATCCATGCCAGATAAATTATCTCTTCCTGCACATTTGGCATAGTGTACTCCATACTCAATACTTTTCTCTCCAAATACAACTAGTAAATTATTCAAATAATTTAAAAGATCTTGATCTGGTTTTGGAGCCTCATTTAGGAGAGAAAAACCGGTCTTCATATTTGGAACTGCCATTCTTATTAGTATCCATAAGTATCTAAATCTTTAATATATTCCTGATTCTGACTCGGATTCTGATTCTGACTCGGATTCATATAGGTTAAGTGTACGAGGATCATACTTGGGATTCAGTTCGTTATAATTACACTCTTTAAAGTCAGACGTTAATTTGTAATGCCTTATCAAAAATGTAATATATATGTTAGCATTGGAATCAAAAATAGGTATGTCAAATGCATTTTCTTCGGGATGAAAGTCATAAAGTCTACAATTTATTTCAGATACCTTTGCTATCGGTTCAAATGTTTTCTCGTAACCAATTCCAATATTACTGTCTGTTTGTCCTGTTGAATGAATAAGCATCGAGTCCATTTCTATATCATTTGCAAATATTACCAACTTTATAGGACCTACCGGGTTTGAATGTAGTGACTCTGTGTATATACTCAAAATTTCAATACAATATACATTTTGTATAACATCACTATTTAAATTCAATGAACCTAATTTCATATGCTTTTTTGTCGTTTTGCGTTCAGCATTCTCCTTCAAGTAATTTACATCTTGCATTGAGGACATTGCTTAAGAATATAATGATTTTTATTTTATTATGAATGACGAGGAGATTCAAAATAAAGGATCCAGTATAGCTAGTCTTTTGCAACTTGCTGCGCACAGCTCATATGACGATTTCCTACATGGAAACGAATCTGCTCACATGTTTGAAAGTGTCTATCAAAGACATACCCCATTTGTAATAAATAATGAACAGTTTACTATGTCTGTCGACTTTGGCGGTGTATACACGCCAAAACTACCAATCAAAGGAGATTTTATCAAGGACATATTTATTAAGTTCAAACTTCCAGATTTCACAATTAATAAAAATCATGCTTTGCAGATGATCAAATGGAAGAACAATCTGTCCAACAGAATTATTAAATCATTTTCGGTCAAAATGAATAATATAGACATATTCAGCTTCGACAGTGTGTATGCAGTCATTTCAAACTATTTGGATGGATACAGCACATACGATGAAACATCTTTTAAGGTAGACGTGAATTATTTAAATAACGAATACATTTGTTACATTAAGATACCATTGTGGAACAAAACCAATATGCGACAGTTCTTTCCAATCGGTACAATGTACAACAGTGAGTTGAAAATGTGTTTTGAAATTGAGGACCGGAGCCGTTTGCTCATGATTTCACATGGCTTCTACAGAATCTCTAATAGTGATAATGTGATAAATGTTCATA